TAATGCACTCGAGAGTCTGGTCCGAGATGACCAGTAGCCCTCGTTGGTATAATGGGAGTAACGAAACACCTATTATCCCAGATATACTGAGACCCTTCATGGAGGGGACTCATTATATCTCGACTAAGCAAGTGCCGTCGGCACTTATCTTAGCGAAGGCCGGTTCAATCTCAGTGAGAAAGAACCGTGACCACCTCGTCAAATCTGGATTCCAGATAGACGAGGAGTACCTTGACGAAGAAGGAAACCTTCAAGTCAGGGTAGCTGGTACGGATCGGGCAAAGCCCTTTTCGTACTCAGAATCTCTCGGTTCTCTAATTAGAGAGGCGGGAGATATCGCCGAAATGGTCACTAGTGCCCATGACGACGATTTAGATGATTACGAGTACTCTGGCTCGGAAACATCTGACTCGGAGGACGTTCTTAAGGAAGGTTCATCCGAGACAATCCGCGTTCGAAAGAATCTTTCTAAACGGATTAAGTACGAAGACCCGTGGAAAATCCACGCGGCCTCCGCGCTCTGCAATCAATTGGGTCTTGAAGGCCCAAAGATTGTAGTCTGGTCAGGAGACGGTATCCGTCTGTCTGATCCGTTACCGCCCAGGCTTTTCGGAAAAGCATGGACGGGATCCTTGAAGAATCGGCAAAGATTTTTCAAGGTATCTTCATCAGAAGTGAAACTTCACATCTTGATGAAGCACACTCATTGGGGTAGAAGACTAGCCAATGAGTGTAGCGACCCTACCGGACAATTGTTCGGATGGGCACGCACGCTCCGACGTAGAATCAACCGATTCTTACTCGGAGGCCCCGACCCAATCTGGACTAGTACAGAGAGGGAAGGAATAGCCGGTGGCGAGTACAAGTACCGCGACCGGTCATCGCGATCTTTAAGGCTTATTGAGCTCTTAAAGACCGTCGACGGTGTGTTTATCCAGAGGTATCTGGCTAACCCCACCGAGGTGTGGACATGGAATCGATACGACCTGTTCACACTAGGAACTATCTCAATGTTAATTGGTGATGAGTTCCTCGATGGCGAGGTCTCTACTGAGGCCCTCGACATCCGCACTTCTTACGCCAAATTAAAAGGCGCAAGGAAGTGGTTCAAGTTGGTTGCCCACAAGGGTCAACTTGAATCCCTCGAATCACCCCCCGAAGGGAGTGACGCGTGGTATCGGCTCTGTTGGAACAGTTGGAAAACTGTAACAGGCGCCGCAGGATACGAAAACTTGATGAGAATCAGTATTCTATCCCAAACCAGGGGTGCAGGTACGCCGCCTCCACTCGTGGTTCTCCAGTCGAAGCTTAAGTTCCTTAAGACTGTTTCGACTGAAGCGGGCCCTGAGGACGCTACAATGCGTTCACTCAGGGACCTAGCTCTACAAGAGGTCATTAAAGACCTACCTGTAGAAGCTACTACCGGACTCGCAACTAAGGCGAGAGTTACGGTAGCTTCCTCCGCCTGCTGGGAAAAGACCAGAAAGGAAGGAGGAACTACAGAAGCCATCAAAGAAATGTTGACTTCCGTAGACTCCTGTCGACAGGTTCCCGTGAGGAACTTAGACACAGGAAGGGCCGAAGCCTGGTTATTTCCAGATGACTTCGGAACTGTCGGAGAACGTATATTTTGGACCAGTCTGGACCAAGTTCTTCGAACACCACCGGAAGAGCTAAGAACAGCTTTTCTAACGGTAGTGAAGGAACCGGGTAAGGCTAGAAGCGTTACCAAGGCCCGAGCTTGTTTAAAGATTGTCCTAGACACTGTAAGCAAGCTTTGCTCTGAACCCCTTGCGAAGGGGATCAGAAGCAGCCATTCGGGGATGACAGCAGCCAACCACGGATGGAATTTCTTCAACAGTCTATCGACTGGAGAGGAAAAGTATGAGACTTATCGCCTTCTTCGAAGGGAAGAGTCTCACTTCGCAGATTACGTTGAAAGAACGGACGTCTACGAAAACCTCTATGTATCGTCTACCGACTATCAAGAGGCAACCGATCGGATGCGCCACGACGTGGCAGCATCTCTCGGGAGAGCTTGGATGACCAAATGTGGTATACCCAAGCTCCTTCGCGGTATTGTAATAGAAACTTGTTACAAGCCGCGAAAGATCTTCTTTAAGGCAACAGGTTGCCTAAAGGAGATCGGGGCACGGACCGAGGATGAAGACATCCGATTCGTGACCCTCCGGCAGGGGGTCCTCATGGGGGACCCTCTGACGAAGCCGGTACTACATTTGACAAATGTATGTACCCGCCATCTGGAGAAGCGACTCTTATCAAGAGACTTCTACAGCCAACTCCCGAACTCAAATGAGATTGGGGAGTTTCTCAGCGAGTGGAAGGAAGCTAGACTTTCCACTAACTGAGCTATACGCAAGGAAGGGATCTAACCCTATTGCGTGTAACGTATAGCCCCACTG